TGGAATGATTGTTTAACTCCATCGTAACCTGCAACTGCATTTTCTTTTACACTAGATTCTAAATTAGACCATCCATAAGTATCTACTGTTTGAATGTTTGTGCCTATTTTTGTAATCTTAGGTGATGCGTTATATATATTTAGTAAATCAAACCAATATAATCCTGTAGATGTAGTGTAAATAGTTTTAGGTCCTACGCAACCAATTCCCTCTATTTCATCTTCGATAATAAGTGTTTCTGGATTTACAATAGCTAGCTGGCTTTTACCAAAAACAAACAACTTTCCCATAAAACCTGCTAAAGCAGTAGGTCTAAATGTTAATTGTATAAAATCTTTTGACCAGTCAAATATAGAATACTTACCGGGTTGTGACCTAAATATAAGATGGTCTGAGTCGTCAAACTCTCCGTGATAAGGTTTACCTACAAACATATAACCATTTAATGCACAGTTAATACCATAATCAACGCCTAATCCAACAAGGGTTTCAGATATACCATTTAATGCTTCATAAGATGCTCCAACAGTTCCATCGTCTGTTACTGATGTTTCCCAAAAACCACCTGTTAAACTAAAACCACTTAATTTTTTTTCTGCTACAAATCTATATAAACCTCTAGGGCTAGTAGACGCATCATCTTCATCATCTGCTCTATATAAAACAACGGCAGATATTCTTTTACTTAATATTTTATTTTCATCTATTTTTATAACAACTTTTGTAGCTGTTGCTATATCACCTGTTTCAGTTCTAGTGTTAACTACAGGTAATAAGGCTGATTCTTGAAAACCATCGTAAAGTAATGAGCATTTATAATAACTTTTTTCAATGTTATCAGGTCCTACCCAATCATCTGTCAATGCAGATGGAGTTATACTTAACCAAGGTACGTTTGCTCCTATATCATTACCTTCTTCTGTATTATATGTATGTTCTATACCTACGCTTTTATAATAATTTTGTTCATCATTTTTAGAAGTAACTTGTATATATTCACTATCATCAGTTATTTCTGCCCAATCTGTACCTGTACTTACATCAACTAAATACCTAGAGGATGGTATAACAGGTTTATTCATTTGTGGAAAAGACATTTGTTTTGATGTGCCATAAGCACCCTCACTTAATGCTGTAGAGTAATTACTAAATAAAGTGGATAACGTAGCATAAGGAACAGGGAATAAGAATATATTTGAAGTACTTGTATTGCTACCACTACCATAAAAATTATAAGGTCTAACATCGTGCCAAGCTTTTATAACTTTTAACGTACCTTTTGCTAAACCATCTACAGCCCTATTTCTCATATAATATATAGCAACTCTTTGACCCTTACCTATAGCATTGCCATTTGATGTGGCTGAATGACTAGCAGAAGAACCTAAGCCTCCCCATTTTCTTCCATCAAGATATCCAGCTCCTCTACCGGTTAATGGATACGTAGAAGGAACAGGTTGATTAGTTCCAGAACTTGTAAAATATTTTTTTATAGGACCAGCACTTGATAACGCACTCATAAATAGGTATCTACTATTACCACTTGTTTCATCAAATAATGCTCTAGCTCCATCACCAATATTTGGTCTTTCAAAAGTTCCTTGGTGAACAGTTAAATCAGTATTGTCTTGTCCCCAATCTCTATAGTGAGGCATAATAGGATGAGACTTACTACCTGTAACACTTAATGGAACTAACCAAGTAGCCCATATCCAATACCAATATTGACTACCATCGTACATAAGATTATATAAATTAGGATATTGAGTTGTTTCACCACTACCACCTTGGTCTTGTACTAAATCAATATTCATTTTTATAGGTTCAAATTTTACCGTAATAGCTATAATAGGATTCTCTCCATTATAATCATATCCTAATAAAGCTAAATTAGTTTTTTGTATAAAGTGGCATCTGTATTCGCCACCTTCAAAAGTGTTACCATTAAAAGTTCCATTAAATTCATTATACGAGCCAAACCTAAAGGTTTCATTGTCGTCACCATACTCACTTGTTGAAGCATTAGTTTGGTCGTGTTTTGGAGTAATATTTACATACTGACTACCAGTAATAGTTTGCCCGTCAGTACAATCATCAATATCTTCATACTTAAACATATAGCCATCGTAATAATGACTATTACCACTCCAACCCATTCCCGATTGATGACTACTTATTGATTCTTTAGGTCCACCAGTACTTAATACTAGATGATAATCTTCCCCACTATCTGTTACATCTGCTTTAGTAGACACTATTAAAAAGTCTACCCAGTTACCACCAGTTACGTCTGAATCGTATTTTATCTTTGCATTATCATCTGGTGAATTAAAATGTATAGTTTTATCTCTAGTAAAAATATTTCCTTCGTCACCTATAGTGTAAAAGTGCATACAATTTATAGTGCCTTGAATTTCTGGTTCACATAATACAGCTATTCCATTAGTTCTTCCAGATATATGTTGATTAGGATTTTCTCTTATTTGAATAGGTTGTGTTGGTAATGTAATGTTACTAACTACCATTGCGTCTTTATTCCAACAATTTAATAATGTGCTATTATAATCTATTCCAACAAGTAAATCAGGGTCATCATAACTAGCGGCATCTCCTCTTAAAACAACCGATTCATCAAAAACTGCACTATCTGTTCCTATAACATTTAGTGTCTCATAAGATTGTTCTGCTATAAATTCTGTTACAGGTTCAGGGTCACCTAGATTATTTGTTTTATTAAAACCTATTATATGAGCTGGGTTAGTAGAGCCTGTAGCTATATAAGCTAATTTATTATTTATAACGTAATCATATTCTGAAGATGCAGGTATTGTCTTATTTACAACAACAGATGGTGCATCGGTCTCATAATCTTTTATTAAAGCAACTTCGCCACTAGCAGTATTTAAAGCAACTAAGCTATCTTTATCTCCATCTTCTATTTTAATTAATCTTTTATAATTACCAGTGTTAGAAGACAACTGCAAATTAGAAAACACATTCCATATCCATAAATCATTAATTTGATATTTGCTTACAGCATCTCTTGTAAAAAGAACACTTAATCCATCTTGCATACTACTTGCAGTATCAAGAGCAACACTAGAAACATTAGTCCAAGAACTCCAAGTGTTACTATCTGAATTTTTTACAGCCCATTTATAAGATAAAGTAGTTGTACCTACTCCAGTTATTTTTACTTTAAAATTTTTATCAACAGTACCTGTGTAAGTACCTGATAATGTTGCCCAGTTTTTATTCCAATACGCTGGCATTACGGACTCTCTGATGGTGGGTTATAAGCAGGACCTTGTGATTGCTCTGACTCTTGAGTAACGGCTATAGTTCCTTGAGTATAGCTATCTAATAAAAAGTTATTAGCAAATCCAGATTGTTTAAACTCTTTATCCTTTGTAATGCTTTTTAAACTGCCGATATGTTCAGGGTCAATGTTTAAAGATACAGATGCCGCTCCTTCTGGTATATCTCTTTCGTCAGATGGGTTAGATATTATTCCAAATCTAAAATCTTTTATTTCATAACTAGACTTGGGCATTTAATTCCTTTCCCCACAATGAAGTCCTACCGTCAATAATATTAACAATATGAACAGTAAAATTTCCGTTGGCGAAGTAATCAACCACTGCAAAAGCGTGTTGCCAATTCGTTTTACGATTTCCCAACCATCCATTAGCTTCATCTGACATATCCTTTAAACACCCTAGACTCCAAGCACTTTTTGGTCCATCTATATGCGTTACTGAGTGCATTTGTAAATCGTGATGATGTCCGTAAATGACATTGCATCCTAGTTTTAATAAGTGGTTCCTTGCGTGTGCAACTCCACCATAGTGATTTCCGTGATAATACCATAAGTTTCCTAACTTGAGATACTTTCCATTTGGGTAGTATTCATAACCACGTTGTTGAAGTAAGAGTGCGTCTGGGACCGTAAGACCTTGTAAATAGGGGTTTTCTTCAGCAAAGGAGTTAAGCCATTGTTCGTGGTTTCCTTCACAGAAATATTTCTCTTTACATTTAACCTTATCAAGGGCTTCGTCAATAATATCCATACCCTCATTAACAGCTCCGATGTCTTCATATACTCTCGGGAGTTGATACTCCAACGGAGGTCTTTTACGTTTTTTCCATTGCCAGTGTGATACTGAACTAA